TTATTGCCTTTCTTTTCTTATTGTTTTAATAACAAACATAATATAGTTAAGAACTCTTTTTTTTATTACCGATATTATATTTCGGACAGAGTTCCCAATTTGCTTTATCTTTATAACCTATTATTTTTATTTGACGTAGAGGTGCACAATCTTTAACCTGTTCTTTGTTCTGTATTTGGAGAAGACCCCAATCCGAAAGGAGGGTCGCGATTGTATTCCTACGATGCATATCAGTCTCTTCGAGATTTGATTTCTTTCCATCTAACATAAACAACTCCTTGAAGTGAACGATATAGTATCGCCCCTGTTTATGTAATATATGACAAGACTGAAATAGTTTATTTTCTTTCCGTGACGCAACTCCTATTCGCGTTAGCGTTTCACAGACTTTCAAGAAGTCGTCTGGTTCTGCTAGAGTAATCTCTAACATACTTGCAGGACTCCATGAGACTAGTTTACTTTCTTCCACCTTTATTCACCTTTTTCCTTAGTTCCAATAACTGAGGTTGAGATAACAAAGGGAGTACTTGTTCTGCTTTTTCATTACTGTATCCATAGTATTGTTTCACAACTTCAATATCATTATGTTTCTGTGGTTTATTCCACTTAGAGAAACGTTTTCGTTTCCTAACTATATTTATAAGAAATGAATATTGCAGACGTCCATCTAGGTGATGGTACTTATTCATTTCATTGGCAAGGATTACGGTATCATTAAAATAGGATAAAGACCTATTTATCATGAATGGGTTGTAACCCTTCTCCTTCTCAGGGGAGTCCATTATATTCTTCTTACTGTAATTAATACTATTCACATATTCAAAGGGATTCATAATCTGGTGTTTCCTCATTAGTTGTGTTTACTATTATATTACATTTTTCTAAGAAAGTCAATCCTTCGTTAGACTTATATTTATGCCCATAAATAACTCTAGTTATTCCTGCTTGATGTATTATCTTTGCGCAATGTAGACAGGGTGCACAAGTCGTATAGAGTGTAGCACCCTCACAACTCTCACTTGACCTTGCAATCTTTGCAATCGCATTTGTCTCTGCGTGAAGAACTTCAGGTTTCGTTACGAGTTTGTATACTGGACTTCGTGTTCCGTAATCATGTATCACCTTCGTCTCGCAACTGTTATCCCATCCGCTTGGCATACCATTGATACCTATCGATAGAACTCTATTGTCCTTTACGATAATACAACCTACCTGTATGCGTTGCGCGTGTGAACGTTCTGCGTAAAGTTTCGCAACGTCCATATGCGTTCTATCCCAATGAGTTAGTGTCATCTATATATGCCCTTCTCTCTCCATTCTTCTTCAAAATCAAACTCCAGTTGTTTGTCGTCTTCATCACAACAACACCTATCCTCTAGTATTCCTTTCATAGCATTACTTGCAGTACAGGTAAACAAGGCAGGAATAATACTGTGTATAATAAGTACAGGAACCAATCTCTGTAATGTAAATGCATATCCTAATGCCTTTACCATGTGTTGTCTATAAGTTTCGTTTACACTTTTCAAATGTTTTTGACTTTTACCTAGTAGGTCTTCTTTTGAAAATCCTGTATATACTATCATATCGGTTCCTTTTACCAGTGGTGAATTATTCCTGCTATAATGAAAAAACAAGTCATCCAGTTGACACCTTGTAATGCTAGTCTCATCCACAAACCTTTGCGTGAATGTTTCATAGGAAGAACTGGAACCTTGGGTTCGTCGTCGTCATTCCTACCTATGTGATAATCTAATGCTCTTGCGAGTACCTTTTCCCAAGTTGTGAGTTCGTGGTTCATCTTTCGTACTTACATTTTTTGATGTCACGAATAATGTTCTCGAAGTTAGAAAGTCGTACCATATTTGCTCCATCACTGGGGGCATTGTCAGGGTCTGCGTGTACTTCAATAAAGAAGTTTTTCACACCCACCGCACTACCCGCTCGTGACAGGGCAGGAACAAAGTCTCGATTACCTCCACTACTTGTACCGTTACCTCCAGGTTTTTGAACCGAGTGAGTACAATCTAATACTACAGGAATGTCGAGGTTCTTCAACATCCAATCAATACCCGTGAAGTCTACGACCAAAGTATTGTATCCAAACGAAGTACCGCGTTCGGTAATCCAAACTTCTTGTGCTTCTTCGGTTTTACTGAGTATTCCCTTTACATCCCAAGGGGCAAGGAACTGACCTTTCTTTATATTTACAATCTTGTTAGTAGAACAAGCATGATGTATCAGGTCAGTCTGTCTGCATAGAAACGCAGGTATCTGTAATACATCTATCACATCATAGAACCAATCTATAATCTGGTCTATTTGTTTAGGAGTATGAACATCAGTCAACATCTTGACATCAAGTTCTTTCTTTATCTCTTTGAAGTCTAGTAGTGTTGTTCTCAAACCAAGACCACGGATACCATCCTCACTTGTTCGGTTTGCTTTATCAAAGGAAGACTTGAAGTAGTAATCATATCCGTACTTGTCGCATACTCGTTTACACTCTTTCGCGATTTCAAAACTTTGTATTAAGGACTCATGTTGGCATGGTCCAGCGATTATATTTCCGTTAATCATATCAATCCTATTTATAAGAACTTCACGTTTGCCATACACTCTGTGAGGCAAGCAACCAGATTAAGTTCGTGGTCTGCAACAAAAGCATTCTTATGTTGATAGTCGGCAAGTATCAATACCAACTGGGGTATAGAGGATGGGTCAACATACTCTTCCATACTATCATAGATACCACGGAATACAGAGGCAGGTTCTACGTCCATATTATTCACTACCCACTGACGCATTTTCTTAAAGTCCTTTTCCTTTACGTGTTTATACAGGTCTGAGTATTGAGAGTTATCTGTAATCAGAACACTACTGTTAATTGTACCACCGATACTACCGCGTTGTGCTTCATTAAGTATACGTCTCCAATCAGGAGCATACTTCATAATTAATCCACCAAGGACATCGTTATTATATTCAACCTTTTCTTTTTCAAGTATATTCTGTAGTCGTTTCATAAACTGAGAGCATAGTTGTGCCATCTGTTTCTTAGTAGTGTTAAACTCATAAACACCACATCGAGAATGGAGAGGTTCAATGATACGGTTCTTGAAGTTACAAGTGAGTATGAAACGACAGTTCTTACTGAACTCTTCAATAAAACCACGTAGGGCAGGTTGAGTAGATTGAGGATTAAGATAGTCTGCCTCATCTAGGATAACAACTTTATATCCACCTGACAGAGATACCGAGGAAGCAAACTGTTTTATCTTACCACGAAGGGTATCGATATTACCTTCTTCAGAACCATTTACGACTATAAAGTCAAGACCAAGTTCATTACAGATTGCTTTTGCTACTGTAGTTTTACCAAGACCTGCTGTGCCTGTAAAAAGCATATTAGGTATTTCACCTGTATCAACAATTTTCTGAAAGGTGGTTTTTAGTTTGGGGTCAAGGATAGTATCCTCAACAGTTTTAGGGCGATACTTCTCGCACCATAAAAATTCGTTACTCATTCATTTCTCCATAATAATATAATTTAAGTATACTATATCTTAGTATAAAAGTCAATAGAAAAGGTGGGGCAACTGAAAGGAAAAGTTACCCCACCCTAGATATAACCTGCGCGGAAAGGAAACGCTACAGGTTATATTGTCATTTACGCAAAAAAGTTCTCTAAACTCTTTTCGTATTTTGTATATTTACCGCCAGTTGAATCCCTTAGTTTGAGTTCAGCGTGCCCAGTAGATTTACGGATATACATTGTACAGAGTTCATTAAACTCTTCGGCAATCCACTCAATACTCTTACGAATATTTTCTTCGGTTCTAAACGTCTGTAATCCACCTTCTTCTTTATAGTAATTAGACTTGACAGTAATATCATCTAGTCTTATAACAACTCCATGCTTACGATATTGTCTCATACTATATTCATAATCTTCTCCGTGATTAGTTACACGGTTGAGTCCTTCATCATGGTCTGCTATAAATCCATACATACTCGCAATAATATAACAGAGTTTTGTATATGTTCTGTGCTTCATAAAGTAGGCATTCGCTGCAGCGTAGATACCAAAGGTCTTAGCATTATTTTCTTCGCATGCTTTGAACCCTCTTTCGATAACTTCCTTCTCGAAGTCTTCAACTCTTCCGAGAGTTTGCTCTCCAGTTTTTACTTGAACCTCTTCGATATCATCATCAAAGGACATTACGTATGTGCCTTCAGGATACCACTTCTCAATAAAGTTACGCTGAGCACCTATGGTAGGTACACCCTTTACAACTTCAATATTCTTAGTGTATTCTGTTGAGGAAAGTGTACGAACATAATTATCATACTCACCTTCTTCTTGGTCATTCACAAATACTTTAATTCGATTTGGGTCTATGTTATATGACTCTAAAACCTTTAACGTTTTTTTCATTACAGTATCGTGGCGTTTGTAAGACGGAATACAAATCTGATACGTATCTAATATACTCATTATAAAAATCCTTCTAAAGATGCGACTTCAGTTACAGGGTGATATTGTTGTCGCATTTCAATACCTCCATTCTTCTCAAGATATATATACCATTCTTCTGTATCCCACATACTAGGGGAAACACCATTCCAGTATGGTCTCCATAATTCATGCTTTTCATTTAACCTTCTGTCATCAACAAACTGACGACGTAATGCTTCATATTCAAAAGACCCTAGTTTATCCATATCCTCACGGAAGTAGAATACAAGAGACATACGAAGCATATTTTCTGCGCCGGAGTGTGGAGTTTCGATAGGAGTATTACCATGAATAATTCTCATGTTATCAATCAGAAGTAAATCTCCTGGACGAACATTTATGGCAGCGCGTACTTCAGGAGTCACGAGATATCCACCTTTCCAGTCCTTACCATCTTTAGTAACCACTGTAAGATTAGAGTAACCATCATTCAAAGAACCTGCGTCACGATGACACGCCATCCTAGCATTACGGTCAGACTGAGTAGTGTTAACAGTAATCGTAGTGAATGTAGTATCCTCGCCAATTAAGAAACGTTTATCTAATCTATCAGCAAACTTCTTCTGAGCAGCATAACGAGAAGGAACTAATCTTGCCATTTCTTGATCAAGTTTACGAGCAAAAGGATAACACTTCTCAAAGTTTTCTCTATGATGGTCAGTATATGCTGTTGGTCTCCCATAAGGTATACGAGGATATCTACCATAGAATCCAGCAATACCAGACCAGATAGGACTAGCATATGAAGTATCAGACACGAACGTATCTTTTATCTTATTCGCATATTCTCTTGCTTCTTTAACAGATAATTCAGCAAAACGTTCCATTAGATTAGGAAAGAAAGTTGTATAGTCACCGAACTCAGGTTCAACCTTAGTCCGTAACCAAACTGAACCACGAGGTTTATCTTTTACTGTTTTATGTTTTTCAATAATATCTTGAAGACCATCACCGAATGTAGCAGGTTGACCATTAGCATAATAATCAAGAACATCATGTTGAAATGCTGTTACCCATTCACGCGCACCTTGAACAACGTTCTTTGGGCCAGCAGCGAGACCGCGATTATTAGATTCAACTGCCGCACCATATAAACCTTCAAACGCACCCTTTTGTTCTTCTTCAGTAAAAACATTTTTACGGAACTTGAACGCAAGTCTAGATTCATTTAAGGAAGTATCTCCGCCACCATCTACTCCGATTTCAGCGGGAAGATAAAAGTCTGCGTCATGGTCTATTAGAATATCATAAGAAGATTCATCAACGAACTTACCTAGTACGTCTTCATCCTTCTCAATAAACATAGCAGTATAAACTACTTGCCCCTCGTCACCAAGAGACTTCCACCATTTACGTCCACCAATACTAATTATATCTGTCATTTTTTTTCCTTTCGATATACACCTATTATACTATATATCAAAAAATTAGTCAAGAGATTAATCTTCAATACCTTGAGCAGATTGATACTCTTCACAGATTTGTATAATCTGAACTGCTTGGTCTCTAAGTTGACCTATCGTAGATAGTTCTTCACCTTTGAAACCACCACGTTGTACTACGGTATCAATCACCGCTACAGTTGAACGTGATACTCTATTACCGAGTTCATATATTCTCGTGTGGTCTTCTTTTGGTTGTGTTTCTGTTTTTTTAGACATCTTATGCTTCTCCGTATGTAGATGATTTCTCTAATGCTATATAGTATTCTGTTGTAGATTGTTTACTGCTAAACTTAGATATGAGTTTAGATGAGATACCTACCTCAAAGTCTTCATTAACAACCTTTAGATTGCCTACGTTCAATATAAACTGAAACTTTACGTCAGGATAATCACCTTCAACATCAATAGAATAATTATTAGATGTTGCGTCTTTACTGTCAAGAACAGATAAACGTATCGCGCCTGTCACAGGGGTAATAGAAATCTCGTCATGACCGAGTGCCGCTGCAGCGCGTTTTACTTTCTTAAGTGTATCGCTATCTAGAGTAAACTTAACTTCAGGTTCTGGCATATTAATAGTATTCGCAGGAGAAGTTAACATCTCTGGGTCAGAAAAGAAGTACTTTACTGAGGAACGACCTGTAGCATCACCTACAACAACATAGTCATTCTCAAACTTTAGTCTTGGTTCATCTACTAATGAGAGTACATTTAGAAACTCATTCAAGTCATAGATACCAAAGGTCTGCGGAAACTCCACGTTCACTTCACTTGTAGATAAGACATTACGAGCAGTCGAAATAGTCTTTAGTTGATTACCCTCGTTAATAACTATGTTAGGGTTTATTGTAGCATAGTTTTTTAGTATATTAATAGTTGTGTCATTTAGTTCCATTTTAGGTCACCTTTCTTTATTGTATAGACTTTATAATATATCATTTGACTGAATAAGTCAAGAGCTTTTTTTCAACTTAGAGAAGTTCTTTTCTTTTACGAACTCCAACTTACGTTCAAAAGCAGCGTCTTCTAATTCAGACTTATGTGAAATGACAAAGACGTTAGTGTCTTCAGCGACAGTAGCAATAATCTTCATCAAGTTCTCGATACCCTCTTCATCTAATGACGAGTCAAAAGTCTCATCAAGGATTAGAAGGTTTGTTGCTACAGAGTTTTTCATCTTAGCAATCTGTCTCCAAGTAAATAGTAATGACAAGTCAATACGTTGTTTCTCACCCTCTGAGAATGAGTCGTAGGAGAATGCATCACGATGTCTTGAACGGATAGTCTCTTGGAAACTTCCGTCTAAGTCAAAGTGAACAAAGAAATCAAGGATTTGTAAATACTTGTTAGTCAACTGATTGATAACAGGTAAGTACTGCCTTATAATCTTTGTCTTTATACCCGTGTCTTTCAGTAGTTCTGCGTTGACACGATTGTATGAGTTTTGTTCAGCGAGTTTGAATTTGTCTTCTTGTAAACTCTCTTTCTCTATTCTTAGTTTCTCTAGACCCTCGTTTGCTTCGGTAAGGTCTCCAGTATTATTCTCTATCTCTTGTATCTCATTTTGTAGTCGAGTAATGTTAGTATTGATACGACCTATCTCTTGAGTGTTCGCATTAACTTTACTCTGCCACTCTCTTACTTCACTCAACTTAGTGTTTACTTGTTCTAATAATAAGTTAAGACTATCACGTTTTTTCTCACCCATTTCTAGAGCATCTTTAATAGTTCCTGCCTTGGTCTTACATTCGGATAGGTGGTGTTGTTTCGTATCGGCATCTATATCCTGTTCGCAAGTAGGACAGGTATCATTCTCGGAAAAGAACTTTGCTTGTTTCACTACGTTCTTCTGCTTAGTTTTAAACTGAGTCATAAACTTATCGAGTTCAGTAATATTACCAGACACCTTAGTGGACTCTTCATTTAGAGTAGGTTGGTTTGTTGTTATTTCAGAAGTAAGAGTTCCGTTGGACTCATTCAATACTCGTATATCCTCTTGGAGATTATTGATAGTTTCCTGTTTCTCTTTCTTCTGTGCCGATGTAATCGTAGTCAGGTCACGAAGGTATTTCTTCTGAGCAAGTATCTTAGTATCGACCAGATTGATTTCGTGTGCGTTGTTATTGATTTTATCTTTGAGTATTGATGTCTGTTCCTTTAGGATACTATTCATCTTACTGAAAACATTTATATCAAGTAGGTCTTCAATCACTTCGCGTCGTGCTCCTCCAGAGAGTTGCATGAACGGAACGAAGGATGAAGACCCAAGAACCACTATTTGATGAAAGGACTTGTGGTTCAACTTGATAATGTTATTCTCAAGCATCTGCTGATATTCGCGTGCATGAGAATTTTGATTCACCATATTGCCGTTGACCCATATCTCAAACTTATTAGGTCTGATGCCACGGACAACTTTATAGTTAGATGAACCGATGCGAAACTCCACCTCTACAATAGTACCTTTACCATTGATTGAGTTTACGAGTTGCGTCTTAGAAATTTTTCTATGAGGTTTACCGAATATAGCAAACGATAAAGCATCTAGCATAGTAGACTTACCTGCTCCATTTTGCCCTACAACTAATGTAGTAGGTGTTTTCTCAAACTCAACTTCGGTAAAGTTATTACCTGTAGACAGGAAGTTTTTAAAACGTAGTTTCTCAAAATAAATCATATAAGTCCTTTACAAATTATATTATAGTATATTCGACTGAATAAGTCAAGTAGAAAATTAAACTATTTCCATACTTTGTGCTTCTTTCATTAAATCAGAAATCTCTTTCTTTATCCTACCCTTGTCGAGGTCGGTATTAACAGCGTCGATATAATCATATACAATCTGCTCGGTATCCTCTACAGATACTTTATCATCATCTACATTCTCACCAATAAAGTCTGAGAAGTCTTCTTGTATTTTAAGTTCATGTATTTTCTGTGCTTGTACTCTATCTACGAACCTTTCGAACTCATAGGCATCACCTTTGTTTACAACAACTAGTTTTACGAACTTCTCGTCGAGGTGAGATAAGTCTTGAAACTTGTTTATCTTTTCGTGGTCATAATATATTTTCTCAAAGATTGTTACGGGATTACGAACAGCAGTTAGTTCTCTTGTTTCAGTATCAAGGATATGGAAATACTTCGCATCATTACAATCATTCCAGAAGAACTCCATCTGCGAACCAAGATAGTGTACGTTACCCATATGAGATTTAGCGTGGAAGTGACCTGATAGTACAGTCTCAAATCTAGAGAAAAGTGTAGGAGACATACCATCGTGACAAGGCATACCCCTCTGCATATCAAAACCTTGTAGTTCTAAATGAGCACCAATAAAGTCTGCCTTACAATTAGCGATAAAGTCAAGGCACTGCTTTTCATTATCTTGACATATCCAAGGAACAAGTCCCATCTTCAACCCATCATAGTTTACTACGGTTGGTTCCATAACAAGATTAACTTCATTCATATAGTGACCCTGAAGTTCTTTCAGAGCATTCAACTCATTAGTGTTCTTATAATATACGTCATGATTGCCAGGAATAATATCCATAGTAATACCATACTCACGTAACTTCTCTAGGAAGATTTTACGGTTATGACCTAGTGCCTTGAAGTTTACTGTCTTACGATTATCATAGTAGTCGCCAAGGTGAAGTATCTGAGTGATATTATTTTCTCTTAAATAGGGGAAGAATACATCTCGATAAAACTTCTCTTGGTAATCCATAAAGATGTCCGAAGAGTTACGAATACCCGCATGGGTATCATTCAGTATTGCTATTTTCATTAGTCTGCCTTTCTCATATAACCTTTAGTATATACTACTACAACTAAAAAGTCAAGTACTATATTGGGTCAATCCCATGGGTCACTTTCAATATAAAAATCCAATGCTGCTGCTTGTTCGTCTAACCATTTATTATAGGTTATATTGTCTTTATGTAATAGTCTTGTTTCTGCGTCACCAAGAACTCTTAAGTTCCAACCCATTAACTCAAAGTCGGTGCCATGATATGTGAAATGTACATAATCACTCATTAATAAATCCAGAGAGGTCGCTATCAACTTTTACCGTACGTCTTTTTCGTTGTTTTTTTACAACCTCTTTCCATTCACTATCTTTTAATTTAACCTCATCGATACGAATACGAAGTTGGTCAACGAATGCCTGTGCCACCGTAGCACTTTGAGCATCACCTAGTTCATTGTCAAGAAAGTTTTCTATACCAGATTGATTAATATACTTCATCTTAATATCTTGTTGCTTCTTTTCCTTTGCTATTCTGCGTAGGAATGCATACCAAGATATCTGTGTAAAGTAAGCAAACGCATTCGGTCTACCTGTACGAGTTGCTGCTTCTAGATTATAGTTTTCTATTGCCTTGAGACAGTTCTCTACTGCGTCCATTACCATCTCTTCACGATAGGTATATCTTACGAAGTTTGCTTTATGAGAAAGTCCCTAGCATATTTTTAGAAAGCATGAAGCGATATAGTCAGGAACCTTTGGAAGTTGGTTCGCTTTATTATCGCGTGCTTCATTTAATATAGTAACATAGTCAACCACTGCTTGTGAGAACTGCGCGTTATTCACATAGTGCGGTCTATCCTTTGGTTTCACTTTATTCATTTTAATTCCTGTTAAATTTATTTTTCATATCACTATTATAGTTGATTTTTGTTTATAAGTCAATAATAAAATTAATTTATTTTTTACTTGACTTTTATGGCGTTTTATAGTATACTTAAAGTACTCTTTAGGGAAGGTAGTATATACTAAATTAATGTAACGTCTTTGGGTCTATAAACGGTATCACATTATCATCTGAATCATTATCATTGTTCTCTTCTTCAAGACTTTTTAAATGGTCTCTTAATCTTTGGGTCAGTTCATTCACATCACCATTACCTGTTATGGTTGCTTGTGTATTTCTACTCTCATACATTTCCTGCATACTAATTAGTGCTTCTTCATATTGTATCAATATAGAATCAACAGGTTGAGCAATACCTACAATATGTGCCGCATTCAATATAATAAAGTCTTCTAGATTTTCTTGATATACCATCCAAGGTCGAAAAGAATAATATCTATAGTTTCCACCTTCAGTTTCACCCATAACAAGTTTCATTGCTTTACGAACAACTATCTCTGTCTCTTCACCCACATTCCATTGAACGACTTCACAAATAACCTCGTCCCCTGATGTAAGTTTAAATTGTTTTATTTCGTATAACTCTTTACTCATATAACTATATAGTCTTACTTTAAGTTTAGTTTAAATATTTTATATGGGAACTGTTCTTTACTGTATATCTTAATACGTTCGCCACTATGCTTTAAAGTAAAGTTTTTATGAGACTTTATATGTAAGTCGTCTGCTATGTCGTATAGTTTAGCAACACTGCCATCATCACTCATTCGTAATGCCCTACCAATAGATTGTAATACTTTTACCTGAGACTTACTTGGAGAAGCAAATATAATATTATGTAGGTTTCTTATGTTAATACCTGTAGAGAATGTACCCAGTGATGCTACAATAATAGCATTCTTTTGTTTCTCTACAATACCACGTATTTGTTCTCTGTCTTTCGCATCTACCTCGCCAGAAACGTAATATACAGGTCTATTGCCCACTTTATCGCGTATCATATCGAATAATGGTTTACCATGCTTTTCTACGAACTGAAATAATACCAGCGAGTTCCCCTTCTGGTCTGCTGCTAGATTAGTGATCAACCTGTTGCGTTTCTCATTCGTGACAATATATTCTATTTCCTCTTGATAGGTCTTACCCTTCATCCAATGACATACGTCGTTATGATACCTTAATAATAAAATAGATATATCTAACTTAGCGAGTGTACCTTTCTCCTGTAGGTCACGTGTCATCGTTACTCGTTTAGTTGGACCAAACAATCCTTCAAGTACAAGTTTATTTGTTGCGGTTCCATCGAGTGTACCTGTCATACCAAATCTATATTCAGCATTCACACACTTATTCATAATACCAGAAAGAGACTTTGCCTTGAAGAGATGAACCTCATCACCTACTACACATCCAAAGTTCTCGTACCATTCTCGACTGAACTTGTATATAGATTGCCACGTCGATATGATAATAGGTTTGTCGGTATTCTTATCCTTACCACTATAGATACGATGCACGTTTTCTTCTACATCAAATCCATACTCATCAAAGTCTTTATAGAGTTGCTCGACTAGACTTGTTGTTGGAACAACTATAAGTATTTGCTTGTCACCATAATTATCCATGTACCATTGTATAAGATTATAACAGATAAAAGATTTACCCGAACCTGTAGGGGACAATAAAATCGCGCGTTTTTTCTCGATGCCGTGAGAGACTGCTTCATATTGGTAATCTCGTAGGGGGAAAGGTAAACCTAAACTCTCTTGAAACTTCACAAGGGTTTGATGGTCTAATTTATTTTTCTGCGCCGGATGTCCGTAATCAGTTTCTTGTAATCGTAGGGGATACATTCGGTCACTACAAAACTTACGCAAGTGTTCATACAAACCCACATTGAGTTCGCGCGTGACCTGATTGAATAGTTTGATTTTGCCATCCCACTTTTTGTTCTTGTAGGCAGGTACATATCTATAGTTTGGTACAAAGAATGAAAAGTATTCGCGGAGTTCTGGTATCTGATGCGCTTCAGCATCAACCAGCATCATGCTATGATTCTTGAGTCCTACGGTTATTGTATTCGGTAATGTATTCTCTGTCTCTGGCATCTTCTTCTATAAACTTATATCTTAAAACTTCAAATAATTCTTCTTTTCGATTTTCATCGATATAGTTATTATCTATAAGATAATTAACTCGTTCTTCTGCGAATACCTTTGCTTTCTCTTCTACACTCATTAGTATCCTGCCTCAAGTTGTCTTATCTTGATGATGTTACCAATCGTGGTGTGTCTCCAGTTAAGATTGTTCATGATACTCTCAAGGGTTTCTACAATAGTTTTTAGATACTGAATGCGTATCTCACTCTCTTGTATTTCTGTATCAGCATCGTAATAGTATTTTTCTAGGTCACCCTTCAATACTTTGAGTCCATTGAAAGGGTCGGGTGACCAGTTCTTTGACTTCATAGTCTCTTCGTCCATCTTTCCATTGTACCATAACCACTTATCTTTCAACAGAGACTTCTGAGAAAACTCTGCCA